TAGCCTGGGCAGCCTCTATCAGCGCGATGAGTTCCTGGTTCGTCGGCTTCTTCGGGATTTCAATCCCGATCTGCTCTGCGATCGCGATGAGTTGCTTCTTGGTCATCATCTCAAGCTGCAGATCCTCCGTTGTACTTTCCCCGGGTTCGTCCGGTGGGGCAGTGGGAGAACCAGCGGCGTATTCGGCCACGCCCAGCCTAACCAGGCGTTCTTCTTCTGCGGATCCGCACGCAAAGGGCTCGGATTTTGGTGTCTTTGCCTCGACTGATCCGGTTTCGGGATTCCGGTACCCATAGATTCCGGCAATAATTTTGATCATCGTCTTATCCTCCTTTGACCCATCATAATACGGACGCGCTGATCCATGGGCTCTTGTTGCGCGGAATGAGCAGCGGCCTTGCGCTGACTTTAAGGTTGCGGACTTCGGTCTCTGCATCCGCGGTGTACTTTGGTACGCGCGTCGCAGCATAAGTGTGGTGTGCACCGTCCGACTGCTCAATCTGGGTGACAGCACCGTACAGTGACCGCCCGGCGTTAGGGGCAGACAGGACAATGTTGCCGGTTCCCATATAGTTGGTGAGCTGCCCAGTCGTTTCATCTTCGTATTGTTCGTCGTATACGATCAGGTTGATGTTTTTCCCGTACACATTGATCACGCCGAGACGGCTGGCGCCTTCCGGCAGCTCGATCGGAGCGATCGATCCAATGTTGACATTGCGGATATCGAGCAGCTGGCGGATCTGGGCGTTATTGATGATGACCGGAGCTACGTCCGGGCTCATGATAAGGTCTTCCGCTGCGAGCCCCCTTCTGCTCAGAGCCTGGATCATCACTGCGATATCTCCGTAGATGTCAGCGTCCGCAGAACTCCACTTTGCGGCAGTGGTGTATGCTGCGTCATTTGTGCCGTCATAAAACTGGATGGTGTATTCCTCATACTTCCCGCCGTATTCATCGGCGTACTGGCGGAGCACGCACCCGTTCGTGAGCATGACCTGTGCAGCCATGTATTCTTCACGTCCGTCGATCATGACGTTCATCTCAGTCAGATCCTGGCCGAGTACCTGCGCTTCGCGCTGCTCAGGAGTGATCTGGCTGTACAGGTTCTCACCAAAGCCCTTTTTGTTAAGGTCATCAATGGTGAGGGCTCTCCTTGGAGCCACAAGTGGCGGGGTATAGCGCTCGGTCTGATAGCCCTCGCGTCTGACATTGATACCGCCTTTACGCGGCATAACGACCGGGGCGATCTTCTTGGAGCCGTCGCGGTATTCAACCAGCACTTCTTCAGTCGGGAAGATATCCGTGGACGGTGTACACGGGAAGTATCTGTCGCGCAGGAAAGTGCGGTGCGTAGGGAGCTGCTGTACAGCTCCGATCATAGTCTGTGTTCTGTAAATCTGTGGAATAGGCATTATTCATCCTCCTTACTTATGCGACCGACTCGATAAAGATCCCCTTGGTGCGGAGCGTCTCGATGTCGTCATCCGTGATCGTGTAGGTGTCTGCGGTGATCAGGGCATCTTTGTTAAAGTTTCCACTCTTGTATGCGGTGACGGATACTGCGGAGCCGGTTCCCTCCACTTCATCAGTCAGGATGCAGTCCGGCTTGGCATCGCCTCCGGCATAGAGGGCGCTGTCTGTACCGATCACAGTACCGCGTGAATATGTCGTGCCTTCCGGCACGGTGATGGTGATGGTCTTCACGTCAAGGCTGTGTTTGCCGTCGATGACGAGCCCGTCGTAGGCAAAAGTGCCGATGGTCTCATTTGCTTTCATCGCTTAATCCTCCTTTTTTCTGTCCAGCCGCATTGCCGACGATCATCGCGATCGCCTCGGCCTCGGTCATTTCTTTCGGGGTACTTTCCGGTGGCTCCGGGTTTCCGGCGTTTGGTGCCCCTGTCACATCAGCAGCTCCGCTTGCCTGATAGTCGCTCTGGCTGGATGCAAGGTAGCTCTGCCCGAGCTGCGCCGCCTGCTGTGCCGCGCGGAGCGCAAGTTCTGCCGCAGTGCAGGCGTGATCGCCGTACATCGCGTCGTTTACCAGTTGCGGATCACCGATTGCAGAGGCAATCTCGCTGATGGACTGGAGGCGTGCGCGCTCATCTGCGATCGCGGAGCTTGTAGCTTCCTGTCGTGCCTGGGCGGCAATCTGCTCCACAAGCTCGGGGGACTGCGCCCTCAATTCTTCAATGGTCATGGTCTTTTCCTCCTTGTTTTGGATGGGTGGTGTAGGTGAGTGTGGTTCTGTGCCGGGATCAACAGGGCTCGGCGCAGATGCTTTGATGACAGGAATACGGTCGGGCACATGCTCAAAGGCTTTTGCGCTCATCCGGATCCCGTTGACAGTGAGCGTCGTGCCGTCATTGGTAATGCTCATGCTGGGGTCATCGCCGTCAAGCACTTCGTCGATCCATCCTTCGTCAAGTGCTTCGCGTCCGGTCATCCATTTCTCGGTAGCCATCTGGCCGCGGATCTTGTCGACTTCCATGCCGGTCTTGGCATGGTACTGCTCGGCAACTGCTTTGTTTGCCGCCTCCAGCATCTTGTTGACCTGCATGAGCGATTTGTGGTTATATGCTCCATATAGCTCTGTCAGAGCTTCGTGGATCATAAATATCGACCCACCGTAGGCCTGTATAGAGTCGCACCCCATTGCAACGACAGTCGCGGCGCTTGCCGCAATGCCATCGATGACGGCCGTTGTAGTCCCGGATAATTCTTTAAGGCGGTTGGCGATCCCGAGTGCCGTGTAGACATCGCCGCCGACGGAATTGATCCGGACGGTGACGGTAGCAGCATCCTTGACAGCTTCGAGATCTCGAAGGAATCCTTCGGGTGATGTGAGCAGCACGTCTTCCGCTTCGCCGGTCAGCCAGTTGGTAGGGTGATGGCTCACGATTTCGCCATAGATGGTGATCTCCCCGTGGTCATCTGTCTTGCGTTCCACGTTCCAGAATCGTGGCGCGGGCTGATTGGGTACGGATGGCCCTGCCAGCATCCTACAGGTTTTATATTTCATTCATTTCCTCCTTCGCAGGATCCGTCGTCCCGGCGGACTCCCTGAGTTTTTGATTTTCGTGCACCAGCTGGGACACATTTGCTTCCCACTGGCCGCCATTGAGCTTGATCGTGCTCTGCTCATGCGTCGAAAAGCCGTGCTCCACAGCTAATACTTCAGCCTCGATTTCCTTTGTCGGATCCAACTGTCCCTGCGACGGTCCGACCCACTCGGAGCCGAGCCAGGCTTCATGTACCAGAGGGTCGGTAAAGTATCCGGGCGCCTGGATGCGGCCGCGGGCTATGGCTTCTGACAGCCATATTTCATAGACCGGCTTGCAAAAATCTGCGACGAACCAGACGCGCCGCATCTTAAATGCCTTCCATGCCTCGAGCAGTGCGGCACGGCTTGCGCTGTAAGATGCATTAAAGCTCTTGAGCAGCAAGTCTGCCGGAATCTCCAGTGCGGCTCCAACCTGCTCGCATAGGCATCTCACGAATCCTTCAAATCTGCTGTTCGGACGTGATGGCGTGCCGAAGATCACGTCTTCACCTGGCTTCATGTAGTTGATCTGTCCGGGACCCATTTCGTACTCATCGTCGCTGTGGCGGATTTCAGCTTCACCCGCCTCGTTGAATGGGTTTTCCTCCGGATTCTCAGTTTTTACGAAAGCAGTAAAAAAGCTTTCGATCAGGGCGGCAGTCAGCTCGCTTTCCGTGTACCGGCGCATCTGGAGCAGTGGCTCGATCACCTGGGCGAGATAGCTGACGCCACGGTACTGCTCAGGGCGCTCCGTGTCCATAATCTGCAGCACGTTTGGCAGGCCGGTTTGCGCGCCGTATGCTTCAATGCGGTTCCATTCATTCGTCTGCAGCTTGAGCTCGTTTGGGTAATTGTTGCAAATATAATAGGCGGTAATTGCACCGCCTCGGTCTACCTCAACCCCGTCATAGATTTTATTTCCGTTTTTTGCGATCCCCTCCGTGATGTTGGAGAGGGTAGCGCCGGGTGTCCCGGGTGTGCTCACGCGGTCGGCCTCGATCAGATGCAGGCGCAGCGAGTAAGGGCTCCGCGGCGTTGGCGCGGCCTGCTTAATCACGCAAAAGACATCACCGGACAGTAGCCAGCTCATGAGGGCAAGCTGCTGGATGCCGTAGAAGTCATTGATGCCGGTCGCGTCACACGATCTTTTACGGGCGGCCCACAGCTCAAACTCTGCCTCCGTCTTGCGCTGCCAGGCACGCGCCGTATCCGGTGATAGTCCGAGTACTTCCATTTTCGGCCGCGCCTGCAGGCGGAGCCCGCACCCGATCACATTGGTGCGGTTGGTCTTGATCGCGCTTGCGGCCACCGGAGATGCCATGTATAGCATCCTGGATCTCTGGCGCAGAGTGTAGTTGTTGGCATCAATATCCTCACGGGCGCCGGAACTGTATGCCTGAAAGCTCTTGAGGGAGCGTTTCCGCCAACTGGCACCTGCATCGCTGTATCCGCTGGCGGATACGCGCCGGGCGGTACCGCCGGTCGTCTGTCTGTATCTTGCCATTGTTCCTCCTTACCAGTCGCGCGGGATCACGCCGACTGCCTTTCTGGGTGTCTTTGCCTCCAGTGCTGAAATCTGTTCTTCGATTTCCTTAATCGCGGCGCGGATCTGCGAGAGGTCCGTGTTGTACCTTGTCGCGCTGCGGGTTCCGAGTCCATAAGATTGGACTCCGCCGGAGAGCATTACCTTTTCGCGCTTTTTGTAGAGGGACAGCCGTTCCCGGAGATCCCTGGCCTTTTCTTCGTTGCTCATATTTCCTCCTTACCAATCGCTGTCGTACAGGTCGCGGCGGCGTTTCGGTTTCTTGGGCTGCTGCTTTGCAACAGGTTTTTCATCCCAGCCCTTGAGGCGCCTTTCGATGGCGTCAAGGTCCGGATCCAATATGCGGTACCCGGCAATGGCGTAGTTGCGCATGTCGAGTGGTTCATTCCGCTCATGCCCCGGCAGTTTTTCCCATTTCACCCTGTAGCCACCGCCAGATTTGACCAGTACAGTGGTCTCGGACAGCAGGCCGTCAAAATACACGGAGTCGTACCCGAGCCCGTCGTTGTCCGGGAAGTGGCAGTACTTGGTGCCTCCGCCTTCCTGGACTTTCAGTGCGTCGTAAATAATCGTTTTGCCGGAGTCAACCCCGAGTATGTAGAGCCAGCAGCGTATTTTTTTATTGTCCCGGATCGGTACCTTGCTGGGCGGGCTGATGTACGGGATCCCCTCACCGCCCTTGCCCTTTACGGCAAAGACATGCTTGTCAAGCCGCGCCCGGCATTGCTCATAGACCTCTTGCGTGTAGTGGCCGCCGGAATCGATGCATGTGATCGATATCTTGAGCGCTTTGCCGGATGCGTATTTGTAATCGTGCTCGATCACATCATCGAGTCGGATCCACGGCTCAGGGGAGTCGGGGCTCCCGTAGATGATGCCGCGCTTGATCCCCCATGTCTCACCTCCGTGTCCGTGGCCAACGACCTCATATTCGAGGCGGTTATCCTGCGTATCGACACCGCAGGTGAGCACCAGCACGCCG